AGGCACAAACTCATATTGAGTACGTCTTAAGAATTCTACAGTGTCATCAGGTAATATACCTTTCTTTATTAACACATCATCTAGACATTTAATCCATATGAGAGCTAGATTGCCTATATCCCAATTAGGTTTGTAATCATCAGCTGCTGGTTTCCAACTCGTCTTTCTTCTTCCTGTTTCTTTATCTTTTATCATTTTCATAACTCCATAATTAATAGGTGCATATACTGTTAGTTTTGTTTCTACGGGGGTATCAATACTTAGATTGTCTGGTATATGTTTTTCAATATATCCATGCATGGCAGCTACAAGAGCTGCCCTAGTTGTATAGTGCACAGATGCGTGAATTTTATTATAGCCAATCTTGACCCAGTTTTTCTTACTAACAGGTATATGAGTTATGAATTCAGGAAATTCTAATTTAATCTCACTTACCATAGCGATTTGTTTTTATTCGATCCAACGGAATTCGTCAGATACTTCGGTTTCTATTTCATCTTTTATTTCTTCTTCTTTAACTTTATATCTAGGAGTAATTTCTCTTACATAATCTATATTTAATGCTTCAGCTATCTCATCACTTAAAGTAATATTTTGAACTTTAAAATGATCATTATGATGTACAAATTCATCTTTATACTTATTAAGAATATAATCTAACATATCTACAGTTAAAACTTTTCTATCTAGTAAAATAGTAATTATTGAATCATTGTTTAGATAAAAGTTACTAGGAGTCATATCAAAATAACCTAATAAAGATTTAAAATTAACATGTCTTTTAGTAGGATTTTTATCTATTTGATGACAATGATCATTTAGTAATAATAAAATATACATCATAGATTCTTTATAATTACAATTAGCCATAATTTCCATAGCTAATACATGATTATCTTGATCAGAACTATTAAACATATTATTAACTTGCTGATATACACTTTCATCTATAGTAATAGTTTCTTCGCCATTAATATGAGGAAGCAATTGTTTATAGTTATATACTTTATCAATATTGTTTAAAGCATATTCATAAAATTCCACACTTTCTTCTTTAATATAATAATAACTATAACTTCGATACATATGCACATTTTTAGATGCAGGAACACCTTTATATAATCCACTAGGTCTATCATTAATCATTCTAGATGTATAAGAATCAATAATTACATTATCTTCATCTTTATAAGGTTTTAAAAGTTCTAATAATTCATCTCGTTCTTCTGTATCTATATAATCATGTAAAAAAGCTTGAGTTATAAAAGTTACAACTTGTTCTTTAGTAGCATGGTATTTCCATTCATAAGCTCTTAGTACACTAAAATTTGGTTCTACAAATATATGAGTAGCCTCTTTAAACTTATTAGTAGTTTTAGAAGCATTATCTAGTAAAAGATTTTTTAGTTTTACTCTAGGAACATTAGCTCCCGCACCAATATAAATAACATCTCCAATATTTGGAGTATAACTATTTTCTCCTATATACTCTGTCTTATTATTTAAATCTTCTCCGTCATAAGTATATACATAACTATGGCGGTCTCTATAATAAAGATAGTCTACTTTTCCCGACCTATGGTCCATACTTGCGTCAAAGCAATCTGATAAATCTAATATTTTCTTTGTCATATCTTTTTATTTAGTACTCATTTGTAAAACATTTTGATCTAGCATCATTTTAGAAAACTTAGCTTTATGACCACCTAATAATTCTTTTACTATGTAATATTTTAAATCTTCAGTAAAAGTGTTAAATTTAGTTGTAAGCTTAATTAATCTATTAATCATTGCTTCAGGAACATGTCCTTCAGAAGCAGTACGCAAACAATAATTAATTAGTCTAGTAGCCAAGACACTTGCTATGTCAGCACGATATGTATCATTAACTCCGACACAATTATCAAGAGCTTCTAATAATTCTTTCTCATCTTTTTGAATTAGTTCTTGAGGAGTAAGAATTTTATCTAACTGATTATTAATAAACATAACAAATAAACTTGCTGCTTCCGCTCCAATAGAACCTTCGCCTACCATTTGTATAAGAGGTAATTCTTTACTAAAGTCTTTAATAGAACTAATAGAGTTAAAGAATGTAGTAATAGATCTAGGATTAATTTCTTGAGTTATTACTTCAGGATGCATTAATAAGAAATTAATACAACGACCATCTATTCTCATATTCTCTGCCCATCGTGCCCATACAGACGCATCAAACTTAGTTTCAACAGATATGAAACGAGTTTTCTGCGCATTATCTAGACTAGTAACATTATAGTCACCATTATCAGGATTAGTAGTTAGAATAACATGCCAGTTTCTAGGAAGTCGCCAGCTAACATATTCTTGTTTATCTATCAATTCCATACAAGCTTGCATAAATCTATGATCAGCACGAGTATAGTCATCTAGAACTAAGAAACCGCCTTCACCACGACCCTGAATCCATTCAGGGGCAGCATGAGACATTCTTTTGTCTACAACTTTATAACCTTTCTTGTTAGCAGTATCAATCTCTTGCTCAGTAATCCATAAAGATTTACCTTCGTTATTTCTAACTTGGAATTCTTTGACAGGAAAACCTACTAAGTCACCTAATTCTTCTAACTGCGCTAAGTTTAGCTTTACTACTTGCATGCTAAGTTCGCTGCCTAACTGCATAATAGCAGAAGTTTTACCAAGTCCAGCTTCGCCTTCAATATTTACAGCAACAGGAACTTTACCATCTTCCTGTATATGTTGGTTATTGCTTACCATATGTTTGATGAATCCTTTTAATTCATCTACGTTTAATTGTAATTGATTCATTAGTATTTAATTTTATAATTCTAATTTTATCTTAAGACCAGGTAGGTCTTCATTAATTTCTGATTCTTCCGAGTGAACCCATAAAACTCTAGCTCTAGGATTTACGTATGTACTTGCTTCACCATCTGTAAAATATATAAGACTAGTATAACTAGTATTCTCATTAAAATATTTTATCACAGGTGTAAAGTCAGTACCACCGCGTCCATGTATCTTTAGTTCATAGGTACCAGTATATTCACTAATATCTCGTATATAAGTATCACATTGTACAAGAGTTATATCTACACCAGTTTTATATATATGATGCATTTCATTCATAAACTCTTTTACTTCATGATCACGTACAGATCCAGATGTGTCTATTGCTAATAAAAGTTTTTGTTTCATTTTAACTTTCATACCAGGCATATCAGGAAACTTAACGTTTTCTTTTCTACGAATTTTCTTAGTAAATATTTTAGTGCTAATGCCAGTAAATCGTCGGAGATAATTTTTCCAATTAAATTTAGGAGGAATTATTTCTTTAATCTTAATCAAACCTTTCATCTCACCAGGAACATTTCCTTGTTTCTTTTCAGTTTGTTTTTTACATTGCTCCAACACACGTTGAAGTTGCATATCTATCAATTGTTTTTCTGCTTCAGGTAAGTTTTCAAATTCTTCCCAATCGTGTTTAGGAATTTTAACTTCTTTTTGTGAACCTAATCCTCCTTCTCCGTCATCACTATTTGCTGGTCCAATTAATATAACTTCTTGATTTTGATCTAAACCATCGAGAAGCTTATCCATATTCTCATCTCCAGAAGTTCCATTCTGTTTTTTATTCTTTTGAGCTTTTTCTAGCTCTTCATAATAATATTGAGTACCAGCTTTTCTTCTTAGATTAAGTTCCACATAATCATCGATATTTATACCTCCTTCAGGCAGTTTATGGTCAGCTATATATTGATTGATTTCCATATCCATTGCAATGTTTGCAAGTTCTTTATTAGAGAACTTAGTAAACGTCAATAGATGACCAAAAGCAATATGTAATAACTCATGTTTAAGTAAACCTGTTTTATGATCCTCATTTAGAGTATCCCAAAAAGGCTCGCTTATCATCAATTGATAGTTGATTCCATTCTTACAAACACCAGCTGTGCCTATTCGCACATCCCATATTTTATTTAATGATAATAGATAGAAACCGTAGAACGGTTCTTCTAACATTAGCTTCTTGCTAATTTTACTTAGAGATTCATGTTTTGTCATAATTTTTTTTTTAATCTTTTATTAAAATGTTCTACACTAAATTCTTTAGTAGTATTTTTTACTAAGTCACTAAAATCTTTAGATCCGCCTAAAGGCAATACGATGAAACTAGGTACATCATATCTTTTAGAAAACTCTTTAGCGAGTTTCATGCCTGCGTCGTCGTTGTCAAAGAGACATACAACTTTTTTAAATCTAGATTTGTATTCGTCCATTACAGAATCTTTCATCATAACAGATTCTGATTGTAAGCCTATAGCAGGAACACCTACTACATCATGAAGACTCATGACATCTTTTAAAGACTTAGTAATTACTAACAGCTCACCTGATTTAGGCAGTTGCCTATAACCTTGGTGTACAGAATAATTAGCATTGTTAATCCATTTCTTGAGTTTATTCTCAAATGGTTGATATATTTTATAAGTAACCTTACCATCTTTATGCTCGACATATGCATAAGCATGACTAGCAGTTTTAACAGCATTGTCATTATAGAATACATGGCTAATAGGAAACACATTAAACTTTTCTAACGTAGCTTTTTTAATACCAAATGATTGCCAATATTTTTTATCTATTGTCAACCAAGGTCTTTTCTTTATTCCTAATTCTACAGATTCTTTACGTGTTATCCTTGTATATTCTACATTCTGTTTTGTAGCATTGACATTGAAGTTAGATAACCCCATATCATATGCTACTTTTTCTAGCGCTTCATAATAACTTAAATTAAATAATTTTCTGACTAACATAATAAAATCGCCACAATCACTTGTAGCAAAATCTTTAAACATTAGTGTATCTCTATTTGCTTGATGAAAAAACAACGCAAAAGAAGGAATATTGTCTTCACGAAGAGGTGAATGGTAGACACCAAGTCTATCTATTTTTTCTCCCATATAAAAACTATATATCTGTTCTTGCGTAATATGTTTTAAGATATCATCTCTTGTAATAAGATCATTAAATATTATTGAATTTAAATCTATGTTTTCCATAATAAAAAAGAGAGGGCTTTTACACCCTCTCTGTTTTATAGTTTAACTAGTCTACCAGTCGTCGCCTTCTAGAAGCTCATCTGCTTTAGCAGTTGCAACTTCTACTTCATCTTTGACTATTCTTTCCATAGCATCGATGGTAACGGCTAGTTTTAAACGTGTTTGACTTACGTCAACACTCATAGATTCTACAAATGGAACCCAGCTACGAGGCTGAATATATTGTTTAGGAGCATTCACAGTACCATAGGTAGCGAAAACTCTAAACTTACCAGCGTTAGCTAGTCCGTCTTTAATATATTTCATAGCTTGGTCAAGCAATTCTTTAGGGCTATTAGCCTTAAAGCCAATCTGGTGGTCAGCACCATATACAGCGTGTATAATGTGCTTCATAGATTTACCTTGCTTTTTCACTTGTTCTTCTACAGTACTATACTGTGTGTCTTTGGTAACATACCAGTAAGAAGTAGAACACTCACCACCATTATCATCTGTAAAAGTGATTTTATAATCAGGAGCGTTTTCCTTATCATCTGGTTTCTTTTTGTAAACAGACATTTTAACATCGTTTACTAAACCTGCTACACCACCGTTAAATATTACGGTATTTCCACCACTTGCGGCATCAAAACCGCTGTCATTTAAATCGTACATAAATTGTTTTTAAAAATTATTACCATTGATTATTACTTACATCTTCAGAAGCAGTTAATTCTAACTCTGCATCTTTTACTTCAGTTGCTTCTTCTTGACATCCTTCACAATCTTCGTCTTTCATATCAGAATTATTAGTATAATCTTCATCAATCATACCTAATTCAGGACGAGTGTCTGCTCTAGGATCCATCAGCTCTAGAGAAAAATATCCTTCATTCTCACAAACTTTAAACTCATTTTCGATATCGTTATTAAGTTTAAGTAATTTAGACATAAATTCATAAGTTCTCTTGTCACTAGTAGTACAAGTTTTAGTTAGCCTTAAACCAGCTTCACCTTCAGCTTTACGAATAGCTACAATAGTTCTATCATTATTAAAGCCAAAAGATACTCTATCTTCTCCTTGAATATTTAATAATTCTTGAGAAGCTTTATTAAAAGTAAATTTTCTACCTGCACCAGGCTTTGATAACGCTGCCATAGTTACTACAGGATAATCATACTTCTCTACTTTTTGCTGTCTTTGTGAGGGAACAGCATCCCATACGAAATTTTCCATTTCTGTTGTTTATAAATTAAAAATTAAATTGAATAATACTCTCTTATTGCATTGTTAACGACAGTAAGATCGTTGTCAATCTCATCGTTTTCAAACATTTCGAGAGGTGTTTTACAAGTGTCGGAACCTGATGATACAGTTCTAAATATATGTCTATTAGGTTGACCAGGATTCTTAAGAATCTCTGTGTATAGAACTATAGTGCTAAAAGACTCAGGAACAAATCTTTCTAACATTTTACCTTGAACTCCAATACGCTCAGATGCAAAACCTGATTCATCATAATGTGTTTCAGGATGCGCCATAAGATATACTATGATATCATCACGCATAGAGTCGTTAATAAAATTGATTAGGTCATATTGGTTAGCAGCCATTTTTGACCATTTATCGAAACCTTTCTCGGATCTAAATCTTTGACTCATAACTGTGTCAGTCATAATCCTAGACCAAGTGTCGATAACTACCGTCTTAACATTTTTTAGTTCGTTTACTTTTTTCAAAGTAGCTAGTACTATACTAATGTCAGACGTTTTGCGATAATTACGCTTTTCCTCATTATAATTCTTGCTAAACTGTTTAAAGGGTAACGCCTTTTGATCCGTGTTAATTATCACGGTTTCTTCAGGATTTAGCTTACGTAATGAGGTAGATTTACCCATACCTGATTTACCAACCAGGAACACTAATTGTGCCATAAAGTTTATTGTTTTTGATTAATTACTACTATGTAAATATAGTCATTTTTCCCTGTATTTACAAGGGATTGGAGGTTTAAATTGCTTAATTTATTTCATATATTTTTCTGTTTTTAAAAGGTTAATAATTAGTCTTTATCATACACAGTTACTAATAACTGTTCTTGAAAATGTAGAATTTGTTCTACTGTTTTCCACTCAGCATCTCCTATATTCTTTTTAGAAAAAGCTACTTCAATATAATGTCCATTACTTATACCTTCCATAGATAATTTTCTAAGACAAGACTTTAAAGCAGAATATTCAAATTCATTATCTTTTAGAGATGTATAGAAGTTTAATACACTAGCAGACTGTGCTATGCTAGCAACAGAATAATCTCCTAGTTTATATAAAGCTGGTAGAGGAAATGCTTTATGCACTTGCTCTATAACTTCAAATTTTTCATATAACTTTTTAGATAACTCAGGCTTTTCTTCTTCAGCTGGATCTTTTGAACAGTTAATATTGTTAACTAATAGAGGTATTTTACCCTCTTCGAAAGCTTTACTAATGCTTCCTTTTTCTTTTTTTACAATTGGCATAATTGATTAATTTAATTTAGAATAATAATCGTGAACTTTCTTAAGTTCTTCAGGCTTACCATAAACTTCGTTAGCTTTTGGTAGTTGATAATAAGCACCTATCTCGCCTACAAATAGGAAGCTTGCTAGTAGATTCACATCACCGTCACGGTTCTTACAAATCTTAGCTAGTCTATAACGATTTTTGTATTTTGTTATGTCAAATCCGAGACACTTATCTACACCATAATAAAACGGACTTGCTAAACCTATTACAGTATTAGCATCCTCTGAAACATTACCAGTGTTTTTGATATCACTTAACATAGGCATCCAATTATCTCTTTCTCTACGGTCCATAGCTTCTGATGAACGATTAATCTGTGATATAACCACAGGACTAAAATTGAACATATTTCTAAAGAACACTAGAGTTCTAGATGCTTTGTCAATAGCTTCTTTTAGAGAGTTATAATTATTGTAATTTATTAAACCTATATGATCTATTACTACAAGAGTAATTAAACCAGGATTATTAGGTTCATAGCCTACAATAAGCTTATTATTATCTCTAATAACTTTACCACGTTTTTCTGCGTAATCCATAAGATCTTTATACAAGAACTCTGGACTAAGTGTACTACGATAGTGCAAATACTTATCTTGTATTTGTCTCATTCTATCTTCGTATTGTGGTATTAGCGCTGCTACTTCAGGACGTAATGTTTCTCCACCTAAACTTAGTATTTCATTTAGGTTAGTTAATACTCCGTGCTCACGCCACATAAGATTAGCAATATGTTTTGCTATCTGATGAGGTGGAGGTATTTCTAGAGAATAATATATAATCTCTATGTCATGGATGTACCCAGGATTTGATTGCAAAAAATCTATAGCGCCATAAACATAAGTTGAATTTACAAATGACGTTTTACCGACACTTGTACCTGCGAAAACTAAATCGTATCTACCTGGCTGTATATTTTTTATATGATTACTTAACGTTGTAAACCCTTGAAAAGGTATACCTGTATTTAATCCTCTCTTACCACGTTCTATTGATTCTTTTAGTTTATCCCAATACTTAATTTTTGCTGTCATATAATATTTAAATTTGATCCGAATTCCAATCTTGTTCTTCCACTCCTTCAGGTTGTATAAAGACTTCCCATTGTTCCCACATAGAATTGTTAAGAACAGTTTCCATATTAGGTAAGTATTGAAGTTTATTAGCTCGTTTCTGTTGAGCTATAAAAGCTTCAGTTGCTTTAATTGCTAATTCATGTTGAGCAATTCTCTTGACTCTAGCAAGATATTTCTTTTCATGTTTCTTAGCAACTTGAGCAATGGAACCAGAGGCACGTAACACTCTGGTTCCTACTCTTACAGGATAACATTGATAAAATTCCCAAAAGTTAATTTGATCTCCACGTATTCCAAACAATTTTTCAATCTTGTCTGTAGAAATAATCGTATCCATAAATAAACCCCCTTGGGATAGTATATATGGGGTATCTTTTAAGGATTCTCTTACATCAATTGCTTGATCTTTACCGAAAATTTTCTCAATATTAGTATAGTCTTTATTATACAGAAGCTGTAGTAGAACTAGCTGATTCGGAGTCAGGGATGACCGCTGGAGCAACTCCAGATTCATCGATATTTCCATAATTTAACTGATTTAAAAAGTCTTCTAAGTTACAAATAATTACCTTATTTTTATCTATATCACCCAACCTTTTTTTCATCCAAACTTCTTCTTGAGTCCCAGGAGAATAAAGGTTTACAATGATTGCTTCTTTATCAGGTTGCATACGGACAACTCTACCTAATTGCTGTATAAATGTACGTTTAGTAGAATTAGAACCAGCTATAATTGCTAGCGAACAATCAGGAACGTTGAAGCCTTCATTTAGTGCTTGTACACTGCTGATATATCGCACCTTAGTGCGTTTGTCCTTGAACCTTGCTACTATGTCTTTCTGTTGTTTCTTGGTTATTTTGCTGTGAAAGCTCATACATATATCACCAAGCTTTTCTTGTAACAACTCTGCAAATTCTACAGTACCACTAAATATAAGGCCGTTACGTTTACCTACAGCTTGAATAATATCATGAGTAGCTTGCGCTTTATTGCTATTATTTAAACATATAGTCTTACGTTTTCTCATAGATGCATAATATTGAGCCGCTTTACCTTTCTGTTCACTAGTACCAGTTTTAAGATGCTGTTGTGCTTTTCTAAATGCATCACCGCCAAATCCTAAGATTGCAGCAAAATGCTTAAAAGTATTATTAGCCTTGTCGTATGCTGTTTGCTCGTCTTGAGGTAAAGGTACAGCTACATTATACACAGTATACGGTGCTATCCATCCTGCCTCTAAGCAATCATCTACAGTGACCTCATCAATTACTTCTAGATAATCTAGAATAATATCATGAAGTCCGTCTTCACGTTCTAAAGTTGCTGTTAAGCCTAATACATACTCACAATCTGCTACTTCAAATATTCTTTTGAAACTATCAGCAGCATATCTATGGCATTCGTCTAATACTAACATGTCATAATTACGAGGTTGCTTTATTGCAGTATTAATTACTAACACATCGGCAAACTTTATTTTATTCTTAGCTAGCTCTGCTTCCCATTGTGCTTTTAATGTAATAGTAGGTACAACAACTAGACAGGATTCTATACCTGCTCTATCTACCATACCTTTGATAGCCATAATAGCAGTATAGGTTTTACCGAAACCAGTAGCAGCTTGGAATATACCTCTAAAGTTATTTGCTCGCCATCTTTTTAGTACTTCAATCTGTCTTTCCGTTCTTGTCATTTTTAATTATTTTACCATCTTTTGAAAAGATGAGGTTATCTGTAGGCCTAGAATTAATTACTATACCTTTTCTATTTGTTCTACGATAAATAAATCTATGTTTAGAAAAACTACCCATATATTGATAGCCCATATCTATCATATCTTGTTTAGAATAATTATTCTTACCGCTCTTTCTAGATACACCACGACCTGTTATAGGATCTATGTATGAAGGATTTTTACCTGTCATACCATTATAGTTCCAATTACTAGCTCTATATAAACCACCATCATGATTTTGTGCAGTGTCAGCATATGTAAGTAACATATTGTATCTTTTATCAAGCCCTTTAATACTTTGACTAATAAGAAAAGAACCTGAGTTCTCAGGTCTATCATCTACTAAACAAAATCTACTTAATGATAATACAGCTCTATGATCATTGCCTACTGATTTAGCAGCTCCTGCTGTAGGAACATTCCACACAGATACTCCATGTAAAGTATTAGGATCTCCTTTATAATATAATCCAAAAATATTTGTACAAACATTACCCATACCTGCATGATAATGATATTTCTCTACAAAATCTTTAGTTATTATTTTATCTCTACCTTTAGTATCTAAAGGTCTTACTTCCCATTGATTTTTAATTATCTTCATTTAATTATTTTTAATGTTGCCAATATTTTGTTATCTCAGGTTCAGCTTTTAGTTTTACTGTTTTGCAGAAAACATCACCTGCTTTTTCCATACATACTTGAAGTACTTTACTTATCTCATTCTTGATATCTTCACTGCATTCTACGACCCATTCGTCATGAACTACATTAGGCATTTTAACTTTAAATACTAGATCATTTTCTTCTAGATATCTAAAGAAATATATACCTGCTAGTTTAGTGATATCTGCAGATGAACCTTGAATAGGATAATTAAGTGACATTCTTTCTATATCGCCTTTCTTAATAAAATATTGACGTACTTTTGGTTTATAATATTCTTTGAATTTCTCAGTATTTCTTGCTTTATGGTCTCTATAATCCGACCAGAACTCTGGATCTTCTTCTATCTCAGCAGTTAATCTTTGAAAGTCTTCAAAGAATGGTATATAACATTTACGACCACTTACCTCATTAAATTGTATATAACCTGATTTTAATGCTTTAGTTTTCTCTTGCTTAAAATAATTAGCAAGACCAGGAAAAGCTTTAAAATATGCTTTATATACTTCTTCGCCTCTAGTCATAGAGATGTTAAGATTTTGAGATATAGTTATACCTGTACCACCATAGTTAATTGCAAAGCCTGCACCTTTTGCTATCTGTCTTTTCTCTTTATGATCACTTTTAATATCATTGAGAGCTAAGTCAGCTAGCTCAGGAAATATCTTAGATGCTACAAATGAATGCATATCACCAAGACCTTGAGCATAGAAATTTAACAAGTCTTTATCTTTAGACTTATTGGCTAATACTATTTGCTCTTGACCGCTATAGTCACTAACTATTAATGTATTACCTTTCTCTGATTGAAAACAACTTCTTGTTCTTGTATCAGAAGGTATATTTTGCATGTTAGGCATCTGCGGAAGATTGTATTTCTTCTTAGCTTTTTGACCAGAAGACAGACGACCCGTATTCATTATTTGTGTAAAATTAGAATGTATTCTTCCTGTTACAGGATTTATATAATTAAACCAATTTTCACCATACGTACTTACAACTTTATGTTTCTCAGTATATTCTAAATACGTTTTAATGATAGGATGCTTATCTTTCTGTTTAGCAAGAACTTTCTTATCTACAGAGTCTTTCATCAAGCCTGATTTTTTATCTTTAATCTTAGTATCTACACCAAGAGATTGCATAAAAGGTATAACTTGTTGAGACGAAGACCAGTTTATATTACACTTAACACCGTCTTGAAATAAATCAAGCTGCGAGTCTATAAAGCCACTATATGTCTCAGGATTTTCTAGTATAAATAGATTAAGCTTTCTTGTTATTTCCATAAGATCGCTATAATCTTGATTACACTTGTTTTGCCAATCTTCAGGATTCATATAAAAACCACAGAATTCTATATAAGCTAGTACTTTCACAAACTCATTGTCTAAGCTTGCTGTTCTCTTCAACCCTTTCTCTTCTAGTGCTACTATTTGCTTGCGTCTTATCTCGTGAAGATATTTTACATCGTCAGCTGCATACTTTATTACTCTAGAGCTCAATCCTTCTTTGTGTATATGACCTCGTACAGTTTTATCAAGCTCTATCTTACAGTATTTATAAGTCACTGCATCAAGAGATTTTCTTACTGTATCTATACCAGTAAATAATATTCTCTCTACAAGAAAACTATCATATACTTTCTTTGGAACTATTCCATGATAATACAAAAATCTTAAGTCAAACTTAGCATTATGCATTATTAGTTCTTTCTTCTCAAGAATATCTTTGTATTCTTTAGGGTCAATAGTAGTACAATCAATAACATATTGCTTATCATTATCGCCTAGCTGCATACATAACAGCTCACAGGTATAAGGATCCATACCCATAGTCTCGGTGTCAAAACCGATTATGTCTAATTTTTCTAAATATTCTAATGATTCTTCTATAGAAGACATAGAATAACCAGCAGAGTTAAACATACTCTGCTGATTGCTTACTAAATATATCATAAATTATAAGGTTAACTTAAATCAGACAATAAATTGTCTATTCATTATATAAAATATAGCCTACTGCAAAGCATAGAGGCCCGAATATTGCCATCATTGGGATAGCATTTACTTCTCTTGTTCTCCATCTTTTATGGTAGTGTCTATTGCGCTTACTTATCCAGTAAATATAGCCATATATTCCTATATATAGCCAGGATATTATTAATAATGTTGCCATAATTTTAAGGTTTATTGTTCAATTGGTAAATCCATTGCTACCTTTTGTATATGAGATTGGGGCAAGTTATACTTAGTCATAAGCTCAAGCATCTTTCCATTACTCATTTTAGTTAATAAACTGGATTCATCAATAACATATTGTTCTACTTCATTTGTTTTCGGGTCTACTTCCATTAGCTGAAAGAAATACCCTTCTGCATGATCAAAGCCATATGCTATAACTTGATCGCTTTTTTCTATTACGTGTCTACTCATTTTTTTAAAAGTATTAATTGTCTAACTCGTTTACCAAAATCTGCATCATTAGGATATTTCTCATGTAATTCTAATACTGATTCTCCTAAATGACAGAGAGCAAACTTATTTTCCATTATAGTCTCTTTTATACGATCATAATCATGTAGATTACTATCTATACCTGCTACTTGTCTGTGTTTATTTAATTCTTTTTCTTGTTCTTCAAGAATGTGTCTTCCCATTTTACTCATTTTCTTTTCTTTTTTTACCTATTTCTATTTTAATATTAGCCTTTGTATCTTTAGTAGGTTTCATATACTTCCAAACCATTGTGAATGCAACGATCATTAGTAAAAATCCTAAATATGTTAACCAATTTTCTTGTTTAAATAAACTCCATCCTATATGGAATATTGCCATATTTAATACACCTGCTGCAAATCCTGCTCTTTCTTCTGTTGTTTTTTCTTTACTCATTTTCTTTATTATTTAAAGGTATTGCTACCAAACGTGCACCATAACTTGTATGGTATACTATAATCTTGTGACCATCCATTATGAATGTACTTATATTTCCATGATAGTAATTTGATTTATCTACAAACCTTTCTACCTCAAGCTGCTTGGCATTTTCCCAATTTTCTTTATGCTTTTCTACTCTTCCTTTCTCTCCACACCCTACTAATAAGAGTGCTGCTAATAATAACTTATTCATCTTCTTCTTTTGATATTGATAATCTGTACAAAGGTTGAATTTCAAAATTGTGTTCAAGTTCAATACAACCACACTCTTTATTCATATGTTCTTCATACTCCTCATCTTCACCTTCCCAACGTTCTTCTGAATTTCCACAAGCACCTTCTTCCCAACGCTTTTGGTTATGATAATCTAACCATTTAGAAAAGTCTTTTTCATCTGCAATCCATCCTTCTACATTTGTTTCAGGATCTCCAGTATATGTTATTACATATACACAATTTATTTCTTTACTCATTTTCTTTCATTTTGTTTCTGATTTTGCTACATTTTTCATAGTCTTCTATATCAATAAAGTACCCCAATGTAACTAAAGGGTCTTCATGATTCTTTGGTAATAAGAATGGCCCATCTTTACCTAATTCATCATACGTTGTTTCTCCTATCAATAACTTGTAGGAGTTTTCATAAGCTTCATCCATCTTTATTTTGGTTTAAATAAAAGGGGGCCACAGTTTGGCAAAGACCCCCCTTTAAATTTGCTATTGTCTCAATTTAAAAGAGCCCCATCGACAGTTACTCTTTTAAACATATGAAAAAACGACAGTTTTCTTTGAAGAACTCAAATGAGATGACTGCCAACTCATATTTTTAAAATTTATCTAATTCATCTTTTGAAGACCTTAAATCTTCATATACATCAAACTTTTCAAAATATTGCTGCATAGCAAAATCTCCCATACCAGCGTATTCTTTACATTTTTCTTGAAAATCTTCCCAGTTATATATATTCCACTTACGCATTAATACAGCATCATCTAAAGTTAAATCTTTAGGTATTTCTCCATTATTTGCGTTGCATATATCTATATGCAAATCTTTCATTTTTCCCATATCTTATCTTTTAATGCTTTTCTTATTAGATATCTAATTGTCACAGTGACATCAGTATGTTTTAATTCTTCTTGAGTTTTTTTTAATAATACACGTTGATGTTCACTAAATCTTACTTGTGTAGTTAAGAAATTATATTCTTTCTTTCTTTCATCTTTTTTAGGAAAGACATAAAAATATTTTTCTCTAAGCTCTTTTATATTTTCAACATATTCTGAATTATTCATAAAATTAATAGCATGATTCTTATTATGTTGCACAGTATTTCTATTAACACCAGTAAGAGCTGCTATATTTTGTTCAGTAAGTTTAAATCTATAATATAATAAACCTATTAAATATGATCTTTTATCTACGAGATCTCTTCTTCTAGATTTTATATTTAGAGCTTTTAAATCTGCTATTACATCATTTAGTTTTATCATATTTATTAATTTTATCTAGTCTTTGTTTAATTTCTTTTAATTCTAATAACATAGCTTCACTACAAGCTTTATAAGAACCTGCTAAACTACCTATAGAAGCAGCTATTGACGCTCCTTCTTTTGTTGCTTTTTCATATTCCTGTTCTATTTCAGGTAATCTTTTTTCATAATAGCTCACTAAAGAATTTATGTGCGCTTGTATTACTATTTTTTCTACTTTTAAATCTGTTACTTTCATCTCATCATTGCTTTAAAACAGTTATTACTACATACTTCATTCATCTTATCAACGGGAGCTCCACATTCGGAGCACTCCCATTGATAACCACTATCTACAGATAGTAATCTTAATTCTCCATTACATTCTATGCACTCAGGAATGTGCCCTTTAGGGTGTCTGTCAAACACCTCTATTTCTTCACACTCTGAACACTTATATTCATATCTTGCCATACTATCCAAGTTTTATTTCAAACCTTTCTGTCATCTTTTTAATGACTTCATCAGGTACATTATGAATATCTTTGCTTTCGTGTCTATTCTCTACAATAAGAGTGTGGACTTTAAATCCATATTTTTGAGCTATTTTGAAATATGGTTTCATTTCCCATTCAGTAGTAAATGTGTTAGCTACTACTAGGTTATGAATTTTTTCTCCATTATTTCCTTTAAATCTGCATGCTTTTGCCCATATAGATTCCATATATAATCTAGTCTGTTCTTGACACCATTTATGTGCGTCTCCTAACAAATCAGCATTAAATCTATATACCCATTTATCGCCTTCTTTTTCCATAAAATAATGGTCAGATTCTACCCAATAATCAGGTTTTAAATTTTCAGCAATAGTAGATTTACCGCTCCCAGGTATACCTCTTAATAAAAATAAATTAAGAGTTACATCATCAGGTAATTTAAATGTAAAATCGTTTTTAAATCTATCATACACTCTATTACCCATAGTAATAATAAAAGGTTTTAGCTCTCTTTTTGGAGCAGGATTTTTGGCAGGTGGTTTTGATTTTAATTTTTTCATATTATCTATTTCTTGCTATATCATTTAGCCATTCATAATCTGGTTCATAATCTTCGGGTCTTTCCCTACTTTGGAATTTAGCTATTAAAGTATGACGTACTTCCATCATTACTTCACCGAGCCAATTAGTGCCTCGCCATTCTCTTTCGTCAAATATTCTAGGGTCATTTAATCCTAGACCTATACCCCATATAGTATCTGTAGGAGATGCTTCTACTATCTTTCTATTTTCATAAGATAGCAACTCGTCCATCATTCTAGGATTTTGAGTAAACTTAGCCATATTACCGTCGAATACTATATCTCTTGATACTTCAGACCATTTTTTATAGTCAAAGTTTTTTACTTGTCTACCATAACGTTTCTGATCTCTTGGGTGATCAGCATTCATTATTTTTTCGTAGTTTTCTGCATCTTTAAAAAGCTCTGCTTTCTTTGCCATCATATACTGTTCTGCGCAGTTATATTCTATTCCGTCTATAGTAAATTTAGATGGAACCCATTGGCTACACACGCCTCCAAAGAAGAAAACATATTTATCTGTTATAATCATTTTCGTTTATTTAAAATTTTTTAGTTAAAACCGTATAAAAAAAATAAAAAGTAAAAAAGAAGAGAGCATACAACGTATACTCTCTCCTTTATATATTACTCTTACGAGTTCAATGCATCAGCAATTGCGCTCGCAGAACCACCTACAGCCTCGCGAGTAGTATCAGTAAAGATGCTATGTTTAGCAGGTCCTGCAACAACAGAAGTCTTAACATAGATATATTTACCATCTTTCATGATAAAGTCACCGTCTTTACCAGCTCGTTTAGCACGAGTTTCGAAGTTAGCAACATCATACTCAGAACCTTCAGTAGATTCTGTAATTTGGATATTCAACTCTACATCAGGACTAGAAGCTAATCTAGGATCAACTTGTCCAATTTCTAATGCATCACCCTCCGCAAGTCCACTTAAATCAATACCAAACTGTGCAAGAATATCCGCTTTCTCAGCAGTCATCCAACAATATCTTGGTTTTTGTTGGTTAAATCTGTCATCAGATTTATTTAACAATCCTAATACATTAGTACCAGAAGTACCAGTATTTACAATTTGAGAAAAAGCTAACTGTACTTTTCCATTTTTAACGCCTCTAGCGCTTTCTAAAACAATCTTGTTCATGTTTTTTGTTTTGATAGTTTTTAATAAATAATTAATTGATAGTTGTGTTTTAGATCAGACTTATAAAGTCCATAAGAGTATAAACCAACACACGTTTATACAATTGCCTACTGTTGTTTTTTCGACGATGCGCAACAGAACTAGCTTATTAAAATATAATACTAAAGACTCAATTCAATGTATGGTCTTTCAAGTATAATAGTGCTAAGACAGGACTCGAACCTGTAACTTACAATAAGGAAACCATACTAACCTTAGTACGTTTTTCCTTTAAACTACTTAGCGATTTGTTAATTAGGAAATTCAGCAGCATACATTATACCTTCGCATGCTGTATTAAAGAAAGGAGTAGATGAATTACATTCATTTAAACGTTCAAAATATATATCCTCTGGCATAATGCCATTATCCAATAACTCCATCATATAACGTTCTCTTTCAAGAACATCATCCATATCTTTTGAAGTAAACAAATTAATTATCATAGTATGACTCTCATCTATAACTGCTGTTATTTTATATTGATATATTGTCATAATAATTAATTTTAAATAAGACCTAGGATTTTACACCTAGGTCTTTCGGTACTATAAGTACTAAGATAATAAATTAAACGTTATCATCTTCCAACACTGTGACACTCTCTCCAGAGTCACCATATGCATCACACGTAACATATCCTGTTCCACAAGATGTTATTAGCAATGCCACTATAAACAACAAGCCCATTAGGCTCAACGATGGTACAATAGGATGTACCTTACTCAATAAACTTTTCATTTCTTGAAAATTTAAATTAAACAATAAGACGAGCAGTGATATTATCAGGCTCATCCGTTCTTATTTGTGCTACTCTTTCATTGGTGGTAACAAACTCTACACCATTTCGATAATAAGTATATAAATAACTTCTCTCTTCCATCATAAATAAAATTTTAAAACTCTAAACACTTTTATACCATATTCAAAAGGAACAATCATATCATAATATAAATCTTCCTTAATAGGTCCTGCTCCCATATTATGTACTGCATAATATCTATCAGTACCTTCGACTTTTTCGTCAATTAATATACCAATATGCCAATCCTGCCAAATTATCAGATCGCCTGGCATCCAAGTGTCACTATTACTTAATTCAGCTTCAGGAAAATGTAATTTAAAGTATTTATGTAATACTCTTACACGTCTATGGTCTATGTTAGCATCAGGCTTAAGACCATATCCTGGTTTAGGATTAGGATAATAGTATTTATGATTTTTAACTACAGATTTATGTACGTGTTCTTGTAAATCTATACCAACAGCTCTAAAAGCTCTGATAACTACATCAGTACACACACCAATATTCTCAGGAACATCTCCCCAAGGATAATCTATAATTCTATAGCTTCCATCGTATGTGACATTTTGTGTAGTCTGCCATTTAGCATTCTCACATACTTTACTGATTTTTGATTGTTCATACTTTGTCCAATCAGTTTGAGAATAAGATACTAATCCTATTCCTATCATTACTATAAGCAATATATTTTTCATAATTAATCAGTATTTGCAGCTATTCTACAATCGTCTATAACTTCATTACCTACTAATCTAAAACATTCATTATACTGGAAGTTTCCTTCAGTTTGAATATAATATAATATTTCTTCTTCGTAGCAATGTTCATAAACAAATACTTTCTCTGTCTTATCATTTATTACATAAAGATAATACAATTCACGGTCATCATTTTTATCATTCATAGGCGTGACTATACCTAAGCCCAATAAATGGGTAAAGATTAATTTTAATAACATAATTTTGATTTT